GTGAAGGTGGAACTATTGATAACACTACTATTGGCGCAAGTACAGCAGCGCCAGGTAGTTTTACTACTCTTAGCACATCTAGTACTGCAACATTAGCTACAGTAGATATTAATGGCGGCGCAATAGATGGCGCAGCTATTGGCGCAAATTCTGCTTCTACAGTAGCAGCTACAACTATAACAGCTACAACTGTTACTGCTTCTGGAAATATCAATACTACAAGTGGAGAAGTACAAATAAACGGCACAAATATTATTGATAAAATATATCCAGTAGGTTCTATTTATATTAATGCAACAAACAGCACTAATCCTGCTACTTTATTGGGTTTTGGTACATGGATAGCTTTTGGCGCTGGTAAAGTTCCTGTCGGTATAGATTCGTCTGATACAGATTTTGATACTGCCGAAGAAACAGGCGGTTCAAAAACACATACATTAACAGTAAGTGAATTACCTTCGCATACTCATACTCATACAGTACAAACAGGTCGTAGTTTTAGTTCTTCAACAGGAAATGCGCCTGTTGTTCAAGGAAGTGATAACACAGTTTTAAGCTCGGCTGCTGTTACAACATCAAGCACAGGTAGCGGTTCTGCTCATAATAATTTACAACCATACATTGTTGTCTATATGTGGAAAAGAACTGCATAACAGAGGTAATACATGGCTCTAATAGAAATTACGCCACCTGCAGGAATAGTAAAAAATGGTACAGATTACGCCAACAAAGGTCGTTTTGTTGATGGCGATTTAGTCCGTTTTGAAAATGGGTATTTAAAACCTTTGGGCGGTTGGACACTATTTAGGCAAAATCCTGTTGGTACTTTTTTTTCTGCTACAGTAACAACAACTGCATCTAGCTCAACTTTAACTATTACAACTTCTTCTGCGCATGGCCTGTTAGTAAGTGCAAAAATATTTTTAGAAGATTTTGTTGCAACAGGCGGTTTAACAGCAGATGAAATCAATGGCGAATACACTATAGTTTCTGTACCTTCTACAACAACCTTAACTATAACTTCTAGCGGTACTGCAACTGCAACAGCTACTTCAGCTTCAGCAAGGATTATTGAGCCAGCAGTTCCTATAGGTATGTATTCTTATAAAGCTAATAATGGCGAAGAAGTTTTAGCTATTGGTACAAGATCAGGTGTAAATGTTCTTTATGATAATAATTGGTATGATGTAACACCAGTAGGTTTTGTTGGCGATGATGTAATAACATCTTTAGGTTATGGGGCCTTTCACTATGGAGTCGAAGATTGGGGAGATGCAAGAAGCACATCTGGAATACAATTTGATACCAAAAGTTTTTCTTTTGATAACTGGGGAGAAGATTTAATTTTTTGCCATCCAGCAGATGGTAAAATATATCAATGGCGACCAAACACAGTAACAGCGAGTCCAGACACAATAGCAACTGCAATTTCTGGCGCACCTACAGGTTGTCAAGGAATTATAGTAAGTAATGAAAGGCATTTGATAGCTTTAGGATCTAGTGGCGATCCTAGAAGAATAGCCTGGTCTGATAGAGAAGATAATACTACTTGGACTGCTTCTGCTAGAAATACAGCAGGAAATTTACAAATTCCTACAGGTGGCCAGGCAAACTATGCAAAAAAATTTGGCAACGATATTATTATCTTTACTGATGTTGGTATAAACAAGTTGTACTATGTAGGTAGTCCATTTGTTTATGGCATACAAGAAGTAGGAGTAAATTGCAAAGCAATAAGTCCTAGATCAATCGTATCGTCAGGTGGTTTTTTGTCTTGGATAAGTGAAAATTCATTTTTTACTTACAATGGACAAGTGCAAGAACTTAAATCAGATGTGCATGATTTTGTTTTTGACAACATACAACAAAGAACACAACAAGCTACACATGGCGCACACAATATAGATTTTAATGAAATATGGTGGTTCTTCCCGGTTGGAGATACAGACCAACTTACGCCTAACAGATATATTATTTGGAATTATTTAGCAAATGTTTGGAGTATTGGCGAACTAGATAGAGGTACTTGGATAGATCAAGGCGTTTTTCCTAATCCTATTGCTTGTGATAAAGATGGTTTTGTTTATGAACATGATAAAAGACCTTTATTTAACTCGCCTGGCTTGGGAACAAGAAAACCTTTTTGTAAAACAGGGCCTTTAGAAATAGCAAATGGGGATAGAGTAGCTCAAGTAAATCAAATTTTACCTGATGAAGAAACTACAAGTTTGCCAGCAATAACTTTAAGTTTTACTGGTCGTTTTACACCGCTAGGTACAGAAACAGATTTTGGTAGTTTTTCTTTTAACTCTGATGGTTACACCGATGCTAGATTTTCTGCAAGACAAATTCAAATGAAAATAGAAGGCTCAGTTACACAAGACTTTCAAGTTGGAAAAATAAGATTAGATGTGCAACCTAGAGGTCGCAGATGATTGATCCAGCTAGTAAAAATCAATATATTCAACTTGTAACTAATGCTCAACTTGATGTAACTGGCACTTCTTCTTTAGAAACAATTTACACCGCACCAAGCGGTACAGACTTTGATTTTGCAATTATTGAGTCTATTTTAGTAGGCGATGATAATGGACAAGCAACTACAGTTGATATTGTTGTAACAACAGGTGCTTCCAATCATTATTTATTTAAACAAAAAAATATAGCAGCAAACGAAACAGTAGAATTACTTAGTAGAGATTTAGTTTTAAAATCAGCACAAATTCTTAAAATACAAGTAAGTCATGCAAATATTAATGTTTTTGTAAGTGTAGTTGAGTATGCAAAAGGCGATTAAAGAAGAAGATTGGAAATATCATTGGGAATACTCTAAAAAGTTTATTGAGCCAGCTCTTGTACATCAAGACTCCTATACAATAGAAGATATAGAAGATAAAATAAGACATGGATTTTTCCATTTATGGCCAGGCAAAGAGTCTGCTTTTGTTACAGAAATAGTACGTCTGCCACAAATTACAATTATGAATTTAATGTTTTGTGGCGGTAATTACGAAGAACTAGAACAAATGTTGGAGTCTATCGAAAAATTTGCCAAAGCTATAGGCGTAAAAAGGCTTTATGGTGGTGGTCGCAAAGGTTGGGTTCGCAAGATAAAACATCTTGGTTTCCAAGAAGAAAGTTTAATTGTTAAAGAATTATGAGTGCAGGAAAATCAAAAACATCTGAAAGAGCTGTAGTACCTCAATATTTATTAGATCTTTACACCAAAGCATCTGAAGTTGGTTTAGAAGGTGCTGATATGCCTTTTAAACCTTATGCTGGACAAATGGTAGCTGGTCTGACACCAGACCAAATGAAAGCTATGACAACCACTAGGAGTATATTCAATCAGAGTATGGGTTTCGATCCTAGAAGCGCAATTAGTGATTTAATAAATAGAGAAAGTCCAAATGTAGAGTCAGCTTCTTTAATGGATGGTTTATCAGATTATCAAAGCAGATTAGAAGATGATGTAATAAATTCTTATTTAGCTGATGCAAATAGGCAAAGAGATATATTACAGTCAAGAGCGCAAGATAGAGCTATAAAAGCTGGTGCTTTTGGTGGTAGTCGTTCTGCTGTATTAGAGTCAGAAGCTACAAGACCTTTAGATGAAATTACCTCGCAAACGATTGCTGGCCTTAGATTAAAAGGTTTTCAAGAAGCTGCACAGTTAGCTGATAGGGATGCACAAAGAAGGCAACAAGCAAATCTTTTAGCACCACAGTTAGATTTAAGACAACTAGGCCTACAAGCTAATTTGTTGGGTGGTCAATTAGCAGACCAATATAGAAATCTTGGATTACTTTCTAGTATTGGCGAACAACAAAGGCAAATAGATCAAGCTAATTTATTAGCAGATAGAGATGAATTTGATAGAGAACTTGATTTCCCATTAAGACGTTTAGGAATACTAGGCGCAGCTTCCGGGCAAATATCTCCTTCTGTTATTGGCAGAGATATTAAATCAAAAGCTTTCTCAGTAGATGCTATGGATGTCTTTAAAGGTATGACAGGTTTAGGATCTCTTGGCATGGGCGGTGGCGGTCTTGGCGGTGGCGGTGGCAGTCTTTTAAATACTGCTAGTGGTTATTTCACAGGCGGTGCATCCGATCCTTTATTTGGTGGCGGATTATTCAGTATAGGGCCATAAGATATGGTAGTTAGATTTATTCCTCCACAACAAAACGTTTCTAAAGGACTGTTAAGTTCAGACGATCCTTTGACTCCTAATAGCTTACTTATGCCAAGCACACTTGATTTACCTGTGCAAAGAGAAGATGAACAACCAAATCTAATGCCTAATAAAAATACAACAACAAATGTTATGCCAGGTAATGAACTTACTGGCAGACAAAAATTTTTCAAAGGAATAAGAAACTTAGGATTAGCTTTACAAGGAATAAATCCAAATGTTTATGATTTACAAAATCAACAAATTGCAGCACAAAGACAAAAACTTATTGACGATGCACAATTTCAACAAGATAGAAGAAATATTTTTAAAAATACAAATAGAGCTGATTTTGCAGAAGGTACTATTGGCGACAAAATGTATTACAGAGATTTAGCAAATAACTTTATGCAACTTGGAGATCCTGATGTAGCTTTAAAATTTGCAGAGTTAGCAAAACCTGTAAATGATGTTGAAGCAAAAAAAATGGCTTTGGATCAAAACAAATTAGAAGGAAAAGAATGGGGTAATGTAAAAAAAGGAATACAAAACTTTAGACAAATTATAGATGCCGCACAAGATGATAGTGGGGCAGCAGCTTATTCTTTAATGATTAAATATATTAAAAACCTAGATGACTCAGTTGTAAGAGAAGGGGAAGTAAGAACTTTTGGAAACTTTCAAGGTATTTACCAAAACTTCTTAAACGAATTTTCTAAAGCTAAAGGCGAAGGTTTTACACCAGAAATTAGAAATAACCTAGTGCAATTAGCACAAAAATCTGTGCAATCATTAGTAAATGACTGGGACACTTATAAAGCGAATAAGACAAACGATTTATATAGTCCTTTAGGAATTGATGCAAACAAAGTGTTTGCTGGCTATGGATATGAAAGAGAAGTAGATGAAGAAGGACAACCAACCGATGTTTTATTCAAAACATACACAATAGATGATTTTCAAGATAAAGGATCAGATATTGGAAATGAATACAAAAGAAAAAACAGTTTTGAATTTAGGCAGTAATTACTTATGAAACAAATAGAAACTAGAGGACAAATATTAGATGTGCCAGATAATTTTGCTGATCTTTCTCCAAGAGAACAAGATGATTACATAGATGAAAAATTAGGCCCTAGCACTTTTACAAATGTTTTAAGATCAGCTATTGGTCAAGGCCTGGCTTTAGGCTTTGGCGATGAAGTTGAAGCATTTGTAAGATCGTTAGGTAGTGATAGGAAATACTCAGAACTTGTAAAAGAAGTAAGAGGAGATATAGACAGATTTAGAGAAGAAAGTCCTGTTCTTGCTTATGGATCAGAATTACTTGGTGGCGCACTTACAGGTGGCTATGGCGTTGGAAGAACTGTTGGCTCTACTGCTTTAAAATCTGCGGCTGTAGGTGCTGGCTATGGTGCTGGTCAAGCAGATGGCGATATACAAGATAGATTACAAGGTGCAGCACTAGGTAGTGTGCTAAGTGGCTCTATGGGAGCTGCCGCAAAAAAAATATTACCGGGCGTGTCTGCACAAGCTAGACAATTACAAAAAGAAGGAGTTGAACTAACTCCTGGCATGGCATTGGAAGGAACTATTGGTAAAGGTGTAAAAGAACTCGAAGAAACTCTTACTTCATTACCTTTACTCGGAACTGGCCCTGCATTTACGAGAACAAAAGAAAGTTTTACTAAATCTATAATTAACAGGGCGCTAGATGATATAGGCGAAACTTTGCCAAATAATCTTTCCATAGATGATGCGACATTATTTCTTACTAATAAAGTAGGCAAAGCATTAGATAATTCTATTGAGTCTTTGCAGATTAAAGATGCGCAAAAACTTACTTCTCAGATGGAGTCCTTACTTAGAAGGGAAGGTGGGTTTAGTCCAAGTGAAATAAAAAATATAAAAAATTCTTTATTCAAAACATCTTTCAGTAAAGCATCTGACAATCAACTTACAGGCAAAAGTTTGCAAAATGCAGATGAAGTATTAAGAAAAAAAATAAATAGATTTAGCAGTTCTACTGATGCTGTGCAAAGAGAACAAGGAGATGCTTACCGAAAACTTTATAAACTATTTGAAGATACTCTAAAAAAAGATAACACAACATCCGATGTATCAAAATATCTTTCAGCTAAAAAAGCATACGCTAAAGAACAAGTTATTAGAAAAGCATCGACTGCATCAACTAAAGATGCAACTTTTACTCCTGGACAACTTCTACAAGCATCTAAGTCAGCAGACAAAAGCGCACAAAAAGGCCTGACTTTTCAAGGCAAAGGATTATTGCAACCTGAAGGCAGAGTAGCTCAAGATGTTATTGGGCGATCTGTAGGCGACTCTGGAACTGCTGGTAGATTGCTAGGCACAGGTTTATTATTAGGTGGTGCTTCTTTTATAAATCCTGCAGTAGGGATCGCAGCCGGGATAGGTGCATCTGCATATCGTAATCCTATTACACAAAGAGCTTTATTAGAAACATTAGGACAAGGCCAACAACTTACAAGATTAGCGCCGATACTAGGTGGTTTAACAGCAAACCAAGATTAATGAAAAAATAAAATGTCCAGAGCCACAGAGAGAATTGGCAGAGCTGGCGAATATGCTGTGGCAAGTTTTCTGAGTCTGCAAAGCGATACAGTACATATTCTTCCACATGGCAGTCATGCTGACATAATTTTTGAAATAAATGACACAATGTATAAATGCCAGGTAAAAACTGCTGCTATAAAAAAAATGTGCCACAAGACACACAAAAGAGTGAATTGGTGTTTTGATATGCGCAGAGGTGCTAATACAAAAAAAAGAGATTATAAAAAAGGCATGGTTGATCTTTATGCTTTTTGTTGTTTGGAATACAACACCATAATATTTAAAATATTTAAAAATGATAAAAGAACTAAAATAACTTTCAAAGATTGTTTAATGAAAAACATCAATTCAAAAGAAAGTTTTTACAAAGCCATAACATTACTTGATAATTAAATATCATTTTAGTTCTTGCATAATCACTAAAACTCATATATCATCTTATTATTAACTTAAATAAGAGGAAATATTATGAAACAATTTAGTCAGTTCAAAATACAAATAAAACTACCATGCGGTACAAAACAATTTGTATGGGAAAAAAAAGTAGAGGGCGACATTTCTATAGATAAAGAAATGGATGCACAAGTAAAAAAACTTGAAGGAGAAGGAGAAGAAGTTGTTTATGCAAAAAGAGCGGTCTTTGGCTCAAAAGCATTATTCAACTAATAAAGCGTGTGAGGGAGTTTGCACCTTTACTTCCTCACACCACATAGGAGAAAAAATATGATTTTGAAAAATGAAAATGGACAGTACATTTATTATGGTACTAGCTATCATTTTAAATTTACTGACGAGAAGTATCATAGGTACGCAACTTTAATTGTTAAGCCACAACACATTGAACTATTATCCAACGATACAGATTTGCTTGATGCAGAACTTAAAAAAGTTATTGTTGAAGAATGGTTTGGTTTAGAAAACGAAATAACTAGAGAAAGAAACAATATGAAAAGGAGAAAAAATGGACTTCAATAGAATACAAAATTTAAAAAGCGCATGGGCGCTTAAAAGACATCTTCTTAAATCAGAACGCAATAATAGTAAGTTAAGGCAAAAATTAAGATGGGTTTCTAATCAAAGAAATTTGGAAGTGCTAACACTTTGGAATTTAGATCATTCAAATACATATCAGACGTTAGGCGTTAGATATGGAATTACAAGAGAAAGAATTAGACAAATACTCAATAGGGCAGAAGCAGAAGGTTATTATGTTAGATCAACAAAAGAAAGAACTATTCATAATACAAAAGAAAAAATAAATGCTGTCTTTTCAGAAGTAGTCAATGCCATAACAAATTTATATGGAACTCCTGAATGGATAGAATGGAAAGATAAATTTTTTGAAAAAAATCCAGGAGTTATTTACAGAAAGTTTGTTAGATTTACTTTGCTAAATTGTTGGAAAAAAAAGTTAATTGATCCATTGGATAATTTCAGATTTTATTTTGAAATTACAGAGCAACACATGAGAGTTCTTAATTTAAGAATGAACAATCTAACTATTGAGGAATGTGCAAATATTCTTTCTTGTTCAGTTGCTCAAATTACAAAATTATTAAGAGATTTAAAACAAATTGGTTTGTATCGTAATCCCAAGTTAAATCAAAACCAATTAGCATCTGTGTCGCTTGATAAAGAACAAATTAACAAAAAACTAGATTGGATTAGAGAAGGATTAACAAATGGTAAAACTTTAAGAGATTTAGAAAGGGAGATAGGAAACACTAAATCATCATCACAAGTTTTATACCATTTCATTTCAAGACATCACTATATGCCTAAGATTGCTGTGGAGAGATATAAAAATGCGAGAGCCTAAAGACTTAATAATTTTATTGTTGTTGGCTATCATATTTGTTTTTGTTTGGAACTTAGAAATTTATTTGGTGTAGCATGAAAAAGATAACTTCAGACAATCTCAATCAAAGTATCAAACAAGTAGAATGGATTAATAGCAAAGGTCAAAAGCAAATTAGTTACTACCTTAAATATACTTTTAATGGCAAACGTAGAAATATGAAGATAGCCAATGGTGGCACTTCAATTCAGTTAGTCCGCAAGATCGCAAGTGAACTTCAGGCTAGGATGTTGTTAGAAACAGATTTTGATCCTTTAAATAAAAAAACAGATAATTTGCCTACGTTAAATAATCTCTTTGACAAATACTTACAACAACTTAGATTAAATAAAAGAAAGACTATTTCTGAGTATGTTCGTTTGTATGAGAAAGATATAAAACCTTATTTCGGAAATCTTTTAATTAACTCTATAACGAAAGCAGATGTTAAAGATTGGTTTGATAATTTAAGTGTTAGATCAAAATATACTGCAAATCGTTGTTTAACTATTTTAAGAACAGTTTTTGAATTAGCTATTGATTATGAATATATAAATCAAAATCCAACGACTAGAATTAAAAAACATACTGAAACAAAAAGAGAAAGGTTTTACACACAACAAGAAAAAATAATTCTTTTTGAAGAACTCTTTAGAAGATTAGAAAATGATAAATCTTTACTACACTCAGTAAGTTTTTTACTTTTATTAATTATGACAGGCGCTCGAAAATCAGAATTGGCTAAAGCTAAATGGGAAGATTGGAAAGGCGATTATATTGAAATTAAAGATCATAAAACTGATAAATACCTTAAAACTAGAAAAATTTGGCTTAATTCTCAAAGTCGCTCTTTAATAGAAGCTCTTGCAAGGCAAAAAAAGTATAAAACGATATTAGGTATCAAAAATCCAAAAAAGCTGTGGAACAGCGTTAAATTAGCTTGTATGAGATTTTGCCCTAATATAGCTGATATTAGACTCCATGATTTGCGACATTCTTTTGCAACTACAGCTAATAGTGCAGATATTGATTATTTGCAAACTGGAGAACTAATGGGCCATAAATCTTTTAATATGATGAAACGCTATCAGCATATTGAAGATAAAACGAGTAAAAGAAATATAGAGAAAATCGGAAAGGAAATTCTATGTGGTGTAAATTTACCAACTACAATTTATCAATAACAAAGATCTGCTTTGCTTTTTCAAAGGAAATATTATGATCGTTAGCCAAAAAAGTAAGTTTCTGTCTTGGAAAACTTTTGTCATCCGCAATAGCTTTCATAACAATTTTCTTTTTTGTAACTGTGTCATAAGAATTCCAGGAACTAATCTGTTTAAGATTACGCCCACAAATACAAGAGTCCTTCAATCCATAAGTTGTAGAGCAAACGCTTATACATGGAGAGTCCTCTAATGAACTTGAGAAACCATCCATTTTTAATTGATCTCGAAAACACATTGTCTTTTTCATATCTTTTATGTTTTAATTATATCTCATTGGTAGGAACATTAACAAACAAGAAAAACTATGAACGATAAGGACTATATTACACCTAAAGAGTTAGCTGTAAGGTGGCACAAAAGCGTACGCACTTTGGCAAATCAAAGAATAAAAGGCGAAGGGCCTCCATATTACAAAATTGCTGGCAAAATTTTATATGATATGCAAGACATAAAAGAAATAGAGGAGAAATCATTTGTTGGTAGAACAGACTAAGGAACACAACAAAAAAGTATTTATGCCATCTAAGCATAGTAAATATTCCCCCTCAAGTGCAGAGCGTTGGTTTGCCTGTCCGGGATCAATAAAACTTTCAGAAGGAATTGAAAGAGAGCCTGTAGGCAGACCAGCGCTCGTAGGTACTTTTATTCACAACATGGCAGAAATGTTGATGAAAGGTCATTTAGAAGGAGTTACTCTTGAAGATTATTGGCTTGGTAAGAGTGAAACTGTAGAAGATGTAGAAATTTATGCAGACCAGGAGATGATTGATTGTGCCAAATTCTATGTTGATTATATTGAAAAACGATCTAAGGAACTTAACTCAAAAGCACTTATTGAAGAACAAGTAAGTATTGAAGAAATAAATTCTGAGTGTTGGGGTACAAGTGATGCAATCCTATTTAATAAAGAAGTAATAGAAGTAGTAGATCTTAAAACTGGCAAATGGCCTGTTAGTCCTGAGAATAATTTGCAAATGTCTATTTATGCTTTAGGTGCTCTGGCTCGTTATGGTAATGAAGATATGAAAGTGATAATGACAATCGTACAACCTAGAGCTAGAAATAAAGTTCGTTCGTGGGAAACTACAGCAGAGTACCTTGTAGATTGGGGATTTTCAGATTTAAAAAATGCTTTAGATGCTTGTGAAGCAGAGAAACCGAATTACGCTTTTGGCGAACAATGCAGATTTTGTCCAGCTAAAAGAGTATGTGAAACCTATAAATTAAATGGAGATAGTAAATATGACTGATGAAGTTCAAAGTCCAACTGTGAAAATTGACGATAAAGAATATTTAGAAGCTGATTTGTCAAAAGAGCAGATGGAATTGTTAAACATGGCTAAGTATTTAGCGCCTAAAGAACAAGAAGCGCAAAACCAACTTACCTTGATACAAGACCACAAACGAAGATTAATTCAAGAGTTGAAAAATTCTTTGGAAAACACCGATAACATTATAGATGTAAAGGAGAGTAAAAATGAGTCTAAGTAACATAAGAAAGAAAGCTAAACAGAAACCGCCAAGAATAGTTCTTTATGGTGGTGCTGGTATCGGTAAAACTTTTTTTGCAGCAAGTATGAATAAACCAATTTTTGTGCTTACCGAAGATGGGATGGGTAAGATTGAAGCCGACCATTTTCCATTGTCAGAAAGTTTTGAAGATGTACTTAAAAACTTACAGTCGTTAATTGACAACGACAATGACTATAAAACGCTTGTGGTAGATAGTTTGGATTGGTTAGAGCCTTTGATTTGGGATAAGGCCTGCCAAGATAATAATTTTAAGAGCATCGAGTCTGTAGGCTATGGGAAAGGTTATGTAGAAGCGCTCAAATATTGGCGTATTTATCTTAACTTGTTAAATGAGCTTCGTGAAAAAGGCTATACGATTATGCAAATAGCACACAATCAGATAAAGCGTTTTGAAT